CATCAAGGAAGCATTAAGATTGAATGGAATCTTGGTAAACGCTGTAACTACGATTGCAGTTATTGTCCAGCAAGTATACATGATAACTCAAGCCCACATACAGATATAGAAATACTCAAAGCAACTGTAGATAAACTAGTAACATTAGGTAAACCTATACGTCTTAGCTTTACAGGCGGAGAGCCTTGTGTACATCCTAAGTTTCAAGAGCTAATAACTTATTGTAGGTTTAAAGGTATTCACTGGATTAGCGTTACAACTAACGGCACACTACCTTATGAATTTTATCGTATTCTTCCTGTGGATCAATATGTGTTTAGTCTGCACTTAGAATACGATTGGCAACGTGTCTATAGTACTATGAGTAAACTTGTCGAAAAGACTACATTTAAACTTATAGCACAGATTATGTGTCATCATGATCATATGTTGTCAGCTCGTACAATTTTTGCTAGATGCTTAACTGATCATATTCCAGCAACATTAAGACGCATACGCTGGACTGCTGGCGACCACGATTTGTTCGATGACATGCGCTATCACCCAGACGATTTAAATTGGATTAAAAGTCAAGAATCAACAGTACAGGGTAATTGCATTATTGACAGCGAACAAATAATACACGCCAATGATGTTATCAAATTGCACTTGAACAAATATAAAGGTTGGACTTGCAACGCAGGTATAGAAAGCCTAATGATAAATTGGGACGGAGATGTACACAGAGCGACTTGTAGAGTCGGTGGTAGTCTAGGCAACATTTATGAAGATAGCTTCGTTGCACCTAGCGAACCCGTAACTTGTGACCGTAATTTCTGTACCTGCGCGGCAGACATTCCGCTTACAAAACTAAAGATTTCGTAACATGTGTTTCAGGTTGGCATCCGCAAGATTCTCTTGGGCAAATAATCGATTTGAAGTCAATAATAGGAGCGAAGTCTTGTTCAAATGTTTCTGAAAATACATTAGGAACATTATCTCCAAATACAGGTTCCTGACATGATCCTGTTGCTGATCCGTCAGGCAGAATTAATAAAGTTTCTAAAGCTACATTACATTTCCAGCCTTTAAAATCATTCCAACGATTAACAATAATAGAATGTGCTCTTGCTGGGAAAGAAGTGTCGTCATTAAACATCACTACACTTTCATAAATTCTTAGGATATCGTAATTTTTGATAATCCAATCTGAATCAGGTACACGTTTGAGACTAGCATTTACATAGGCTATTTGTTCTTCGGTATATGCATCCATTCCTTTACCCGGTGCTTCAACGATTTCTTTAGTTTGAATCATCCAAGGATATTTACTTTGTTTCATCTTTTCAACAAATGAAATACATTTGTCCCAATGTTGAGCATCCATTAACATCAAGCCAAGCATTTTAACACCTTTGCTATGTAGGTTATCTGCTACATTAACAACGTGGTCGATATCAGTAAATTCGTGATGGCAACTAATATTAACTGCATCAAAAAATTTAGAATTATCATCCCACCACCTAAGTGTACGCGATCCATTAGTAATAAGAGTTATTCTAACATCGTGTTTTTCTTTTATGCCTTCACAGAATCTTTCAATATGCGGCCACAATGTAGGTTCCCCGCCACCGGTGAGCATTAGATGAAATCTAGTCTTATTGAGATTTTTAGTATACGCATCAAATAAAATACGAAAATTTTTAATAACAGTTTCAACATTTTTTGGATATCGAAACTTATTCACATTCCCGGACCCAACAAAACAATATGAACAACTAAAGTTACAAATGTCTGTAGGTTGAAATCTTATTTGCAGAACCTCTGGTTCTTGTGTTGATATAATTTTTATAGGGAATTTTTTCATAGTATATTTACCAGTTCAGGAAATGTTGTTTTTGCATCTGTGTTTCTTATGTTATCTAAATTTTCTATATACTCTTTAAACGCAAGCAGTTGATTGCTGTGATCTTCTGCATCAATAAATTTTAAAATTGCTTCCCAGCGTTGCCAGCCATAAGGATTGTCTTTCCAAAATGCATCGTCTTGTGTGTAGTTATCCCATAGCCATTGTTTAAATTCCATAAACTTAACACGAATACGTTTTTTATGTTCAGCAGGTAAAATTCTAGCACTAAGATAAGTTGGCATGAATAACAAGTGCATACTGAAAATACCGCCGCCGGCTTGATATTCACCTACATAGTGTTTGTTTACTTTTTTAAAGTTTTGACTTAAAATATATTTTGCAAAGTCTGGCAAGTGTTCTACGTTAAGTGCTTGTACTGCCGCTTCAATACTACAATTAATGTTGTCTGGTGTTTTATCTAATCTACGAAAGACACGCAGAACATTTTCCCATTCAGTAGGATAACGAATATACCAGTTACGTTGCTCAATGTCGTCAATGCTAATTGAATATTTGACGTGTTTAAATTGTGACCAAATTTCAATCATATTTTCGTCTAACAATATTCCATTGCTGTTGTAACGCAGGCTAATTTGTTTAGCATAGCCACGAGTGATAATTTCTTCTAAGAAACGTTTATGTTCTTTGATCATTAGTGGCTCGCCACCAGCAAAATATAACTTTGTAATATTTGGAATCTGATCAAAGATATCGTCCCAAAACTCTGGCTTTTCATACCAGTAGTTATTGAACTGCTCTCGTTCCCATCCTATCTGGTTAAGGATAATAGGATGCCTAGTTTTTTCAACTAACTTATCATAGTCTTGTAACCAACGGCTACTGTCATGTGGGCTACACATAACACACTTAAGGTTACAAGTATGTCCTAGTCTTAAATCTAAATACCGTATTACAGGAGGCACAGTTCCATCTTCTGCTGTCTCATCAATTAATTTTTTAAAATCAAGACCGTCATTGTTCCAGTCATACATTTCCCATAAACGTTTACTAACAACACCGTTAGATTCTTCTTCAAAACATTTTGCACAACTAGCAGGAACTTTACCTTCTAACATTGTAAGACGTATAGACTTCATATAGTCATTATTAAATGCTGAAAGCGGAGTATCTCTTCCAAAGTTTGCTAAGTCTCCGTTTTCTTTTTTTACAAGGCCTACTTCGTAATCTCCTGTATGAGCACCGCTAGCATTAGCTACACAACATACTCTTGCATCACCGTTAGGTCTTGTAGCCATATGTATCCAAGGTAAAGCACAGAAACTATAGCTTCCTGTTAGTTCATTAATAAGACGCTGACCTTTGCCAATACGTGTGTTGTCCGGCTGTAACCAAAAAACTTTACTCATTTTTTAAATTTTCTCTAGAAACAAATTGATCGTTAGGTGTAGAAAATAACTCTGGCATTACTCCACATGTTCTTGCACAGGTAATCAGTTTATTATTGTGCCAATAATTATCCCATACTGTTTGATAAGAATCAGAATTAATAATTTCCTTAACTGATCTTTGTTCACCGTCTAATGCAGCTATACCACCTAATGATTCTACTAATTGATAATACTGTTGTAATATTTCTTGTCTGACTGGTAACACTTCTTTTTCTTGATCCACCGGATGATACGGAACTAAAGCTAACCAACAACAAGGAAATACATGCCCTTGTGCATTAATATAAATTTCTTTTAAATTTAATGCGTGGCAATTAATTTCAGCTTTTGCTACAATAGATTTATAGTTATCTAATATCTTTTTGTCAATAAATTTTAATTCTGTATATTGGCTTGGTTCTAAATGGTAAATGGTTTTACCTTGTTTGTCGAATACAGGAAATTTTGTATCCAACAACCATCTGGAGCTATCCTTCATAACAAATTCTTTAAACTTGAGATCAGCAGCCATTTGTCTAGCAATATCTACTTGATGCTCGTTGTGTTTGAATCTTATGTAAGCCCATTCTGCATTACCACCTTCTTGTATAAATGCTTTGGCATTTTCTATAATTTTATTAAAATCTGTTCCAATACGATATATCGAATGTGTATCTTCCAACCCATCAATGGCAAATACTACAGTATGATTCGAGGGCAATACATGATATAATTCTTTCCACCACTCTGTACTACGAAGGCTACCATTTGTATGAATACGAATTGTTAGATTAGGATTAATTTCTACAGAGTATTTGATCATGTTTATTAACTCAGAGTTCAATAACGGATCGCCATAATTTCCACAGAAATATATCAAATTGACTTGAGTTAAAACTTCTTCATTAATAATAGTTTTATAACGATCCAGCGACCAATTACTAATCTTTATCAAAGGATTGTCAAGTCCTCCGTGAATATTCCTAGTACACATAGGACAAGATGCTTGACAATTATTGCTTATTTCAAGATGTATATTTTTTAACTGATCGAATTTAAACATTATTGTTTCCTATAATCATAAATCTTTTATACAACGGTAGTTCTAATTCGCCAGCCCATAATACATTAACGTGGCATTGTTGTTTAAACTCGTCTAGATTTTTAGCGATACGAATATGTTCCGGAATATCATAATTGTTGCTTTGTAAAACTAGTAAACTATTATGGGGATGTCCACTTAACCATAAATCATACTGATCTTGTGTAATGTGTTCGCAACTGGTGTTGATGATAACATCTGCATCGCTGCGTATTTCGCACATGTCTGCGGTTACAGCACAAAACTTTCCAACCATCTCTTCTACTTTATTCATGTTAACGGCAATGGGTTTACAAGTAGGATCAATATCAACGCTTCGAATACTGGATACAGGAACATCGCTTTGAAATAACATACTGGCTAAGACTCCTACCCAGCCGCCATGTATGTCTACAGTGACAAATTTTTTCACATGTGGTCGTAAATTTTTAATCAGCCATTCTTTACTTTTAAGTTGCCCAGACCAAAAAGCATCCATCGTCCGCATAGGATCTTCGCTTTGTCGAATGGCTTGCATCCAATGATGTAGATGTTCTGTATCTATTTGCATTTTGGTATCTTACTGTCTGCTGAACTTACACATGTAGGTGTAATACAGCGTTTAGGTTCCTTAAATAATTCAAAGTGTTCAAGAGTTCCTAGTGGTTCATCGTGACAACTATAACTTCTTTTAACCTCATTACCTCTTATTATAACACTTTGATATCCACTATTGCAATCCCAATTGGTAAACTTATTAAATCCTAGTGCATTGAAACGTTCCGCTTGATCAATAAAATAGTTTTGCAAACCATCAGTTAATCTAATTTGATAAACATCTTCGCCCTGTGATTTTTGTGGAAATCCTTCTTGCATTAATCGAATCATATCATCAGTATATCCACCAACTACATAACTGGCAGTAGGATCACTTTGAGGTTTAAGTGTTACATTTATACCGCGTTTATGAAAACGTTCCATACGTTCGTACAGTTCATAAAACTTTTCTGGCACCATTACTTGATTAATAGTAACATGTACCAATTCATATTGCAGTTGTAAACACTTGTCTCCAAACTCTTGTTCCCGAGCAAACTCATCGTGAAAACTGGCTGTAATGCTTCTTCGTTGTAATAAACAAGTTGCTTCACACCAACTTTTCCACCATTTAGAGCCAGGTGACAAATTAGTTGTCATGTGAACACTTTGATATGTACTTTCAGTTTCATCTAAGTGTTTAACTAACTCTAACAGTTGTTTATATGCTGTAGGTTCCCCTCCACTGAAACTCCAATGAAATTCAGTGAAACCGTTAATTCGAGCTTGACGTTTAATCTCATCAATAGTATGCTTATAGACTTCTAGTGTTTGATAATCAGGTTGATCTGTCCTAGCATAAGGCCAACAGTAAGAACATTTGTAATTGCAGAATCTACCCAAAATCCAACTTACATTAAATAACGGGCGGTCTAACATAGTTTGTTGTCCAAAACGGACAACGGATTCGAATGGTATTTGGTTAAAGTTCATTAGATGTATTTAACGTGGAGCAACTAGGGTACCAAAATAACTTGACTTTGCCCTGTATTGAATATATACTATGCAAGTAGACGTGAGTGGAATTGGTAGACCTCCTCCAATGCCTTCGGGCAACGGAGGGAACTGGGCTAGTCAATATGACGCCTTTGTAGGTTCGAATCCTACCGTCTACACCATTTTTAATTACACACAGAGGCAAAGATGAAAAAGGCACTTTTGGTTTTATTGTTTATTTCGACTCCAGTATTTGCTTGGAATTGGCAAGATCCTGATTCTAAATTTGATGCTAGTAAAAACGAAACTATGGATGTAAAGTTGCGTTGG